AATCACTCATTTCAACTGTTAAATCAAAGTCTTCAACTGCCTCAATTGGAACAATTCTAATTGTTGCTTTTAATGTTGCTTTCTTATCAGCCTTTTGTTTGATTAATCTGTAACCAGCAATACCATTACCTGTTGTCATTTTATCTAAGAGAGGAGTAATTTGTGCCTTGAAGTTAATCCATAAAATATCACTATTTTGTTCAAATGTTAGACCTCTTGATGCTACAAATAAAGTTTTCTTAATGCTACTAATTAAGTTTCTAATATTTAAGAAGTTTGTAGCGACTAAATCATTTTGTGCAGTTGCACCAGCACCTACTGGACTTAATGTTCTGTTACCCCAGATAATATATCCATAAGGATTGATGTTGCAGATTGGATTAACTGCAATTTCACCCTTTTCTCTTGTTTGTAAATCATTTGCCTCAAGTTCACCATATTGAATTGAAGTGAATGGAGCAGTTATTTTTGGAATTCTTCCTCTAACAGCACCGGCAACCGCCACCCAACTTGGATTTGTTTGTACTGATAAAGCAAATGATGCTAAGTATGCAAATGTTCCTGGCATTAATTTATCAGGTGCAGTTGCTTTATATGCATCTGAGTTAATATAAATCCATGGTGTAAAACCTGCACCATATTTAGAGTTGACATCAGCACCTATTGTATCAAAGTGTTCTTGAACTTCTTGCTTTTCTGTTAAATCAGAGGCATGGTCAATAAGAGCAATAGCGTCTCCTCTTGTTTGTGCAGTTGCTAACATCTCAGTAATAATTTCAATGTTGTCTTTTGCATAAGCACCTGATGTGATGAATCTAATATCATATTTACCTCTATCTGTTAGTCGTGTCCAGAATCCTTGCTCACCTAAAGCAGTTTCCATTTCTTCTTCATCATCAACAGCAGTTTGTTCACCTAATGCAGTTGCAGGTACTTCATACAACACATACATACCTAATTTTAATAATTCATAAGCCATGATATATGACTTATCATCTTTACCATTAAGTAATAAAGGTGTAGTACCGAAATGTTGAGTAAACTCTTCTACTGTTTTGCAAAGAACAGGCTCGCCAGCAACATCAGCCTCTGTTGAAAATCCTGGAATATAAACAACATTCTCACTTGCCAGATATGCTCCACCTGATGTTAAGTCTTTTTCATTGATTGTAATTTTTGGCATTTTATTCTCTCCTTTTATTTTTTACTTCTTTCTAATTTATTTCAATTTCAACTTCATTCAGCATTGACACATTGTTTACATATGGCAATGAGAATAAGTATGCATCTTCTATCAGCAATTTGATTGTCCATCTTGTAAACTGTCCTGGAAACAATCTTTGTGCAATATCTGAGTTATCTTCCACAGGGCTAAGCAATGTTACATTTGCATTATGCTGATAGTTTACACCATTGTATGGAAGAACTACTGTCAACTTAGGACTATTTACAAAGTTGAAGATAAAGTTTCTAAGATACTCATCACCTTCTTCATACTTTAATGTATAAATGTCAAGTTGATATCCTATTGTAATTGGTATGGCATTTATTTGCAATGTTTTTTTCTCGTTTGACTCTATCATCATGCCATCAAATGTTAGAGGTTTCTTATTAACACTTAATATTTCTATGTCAGTATTTCTTGATAATGCTATCATAGGTAATTTAAGTGGTTTATCACTGTTTAAGTCTGCTTTTATTTGTATAAGTCTTGTTACTTCATCAGGCTTTAAAATTCTCATGTTAGGGTCTTTTACCCATTTTTGAATCTTGTTATATAAAGCCTCATCATATAATCTTGCTCCCATTTTACTCTCCTATCTTTGAAGTCTGTACAATGTAACTAGATTTGGTAATTGCATTACAATGTAACTAAACGCCTGTGATATGATACCACAACCTCTGACCTCAAGATTACCATAATCAATTAATTTAATCACAGTAATTAACTTGTGTTTAGAGTTAGGAATGTTAATGTTTGGGTCTATCATAACAACAAACTCTGAGCCTGTATCTGCAATGACAAGATTTTCAAATGCAAACTTCAGTATTTCTTTTGTGGATAGTTGAATCTCTAGAATATTATTTATATAATCATCTAGAATAAATACCTTATCCTCATTTAAATTTAGCAACACATAATTGAATAATTTTTCAGAAATATAATTTGTTAAGAAATGTGACCAATCAACATCTCTAACTAAGTTTAAGGTCATTTGCATATTAGAGTAATTTAAACTCCTTTACTATGTAATTGATTAGGTCTTGTGCATCATTAACATTTGATACCTTGTCTTGTAACAATTCTTTCCACTTATTAGCATTCTGTACATTTTTATCAATATTAAGTGTTAAAGAGTCAACATCTTTTGTAGATTCACCTGACTCAAGAAATCTAAGTTCTCTTTGAATGTCAGCAATTGAATTTATTTCACTTGTTGTGATATTACTACCATCTTTAAATAAAATACTATTTCTAATTTCAATTGCCTTTTCTCTGGTTATTTTATTTACATCTTCAATTTCATATTTCTGAATGGCTAATGGATTTGTTAGATATCTTTTAATATTACTCTCTGTTGATAACCATTTATAAGCCTGCACAATAAACTCAGCATCTTCATAGTTAGTTTTATATAAATTATCATTAAATAATATTGTATTTGTCAACTCATTTGTTTTTGCTTGTAAGTCTTGTGTTGTAATAACATCATCTGCATATAAATCATTTAAGTAAACCATTACTGACTCTTCAATTCCGGTATGAGTTTTGAAATAATTATCTAGAAATTGTAGAAAGGGATTTGTATTGTATGAGAATCCTAATTCCTCAATTTGTTTATGAAGAATGTCTTTAATAGAAGTTATATCAACATTTTTAAATCTCTCTTCTAAAAATAAATTAATTACCTCACCTTTTTCAGTTCCTTGAGTTCCTACATTTTTAATATAGGCATCTCTTGCAACAACTTTTGTTTTTATCTTTCTTGTTCTTATACCTTTTGCCACTTCTTTTGCATCAGTTTCATTCCAATATGATGCCTTATTTGCATCTGTTACAAGAATATAATTCTTTTTTGTTCCTGACACAAATCCTGAAGTGTTATTTTCTTCATTTTCAACCTCTACTAAGAAGTATTTTGTATCATCTTGAAGAGAATCATCTGCCTTGTTATAAGCCTCTTGCCACTTCTTTTTATCAACAAGACTTTGAACTTCACTACTTAATGGCATTTTACTCGTCCTCCTCATTTAGTTGTCCATCTATATTTAGTAAGTTGAAATCAGTATGCTCAAATGTTAGATTTGCAGGTTCAAACTCACTTTCATATTGAGGTGCTATTTCACATGTAATAGATGCTGGATAGATAATTGATGTTGACATCTTTATAACTCTAAATACTCTACCTTGTGCATTGTCAATACCACTAGGAATGATGAATAAAGCACCTTGTTGTAATCCTTCTAAATCATACGGAACATGAATCAATGATGATTCTTCTTGCAATTCACTAACCCAACCTAATTTTTTTAATGTTTGTTGTGTAGGATGGTCCTCAAAGATACAGCCAACAACTTTGGGCGTATTAAAGAATGAATCGAACTCCCCATAACCATTATATGTTTTATTTGGTAAAGGAGCACGATATATAACCTTAATACCTATTAAATTACACATTTCAATAAACCACTGTCTGTGTAACTTAATATCACTATTAAGCAATAAACCATAATTGCTTTGGTCACCCATGTCTGTTAGTCCTCTCTTATTTCTTAATTATTTTACTTAAATCTTCAACAACTCTACCATAAATTCGTTTTAACTCTTCATCAACTCTAACTGAATAATTGTAGGTTAAACTTTCAGGCATTAAAACTTTTTCAACTATTCTTCCTACTAAAACAAATGGTTTTTTAGATGGTGATAGTGATTCATTCATTCCAATAAATCTAACTCTTCCTTTTTTAGTTAGAGCCTTTGCTTCAAATACAAACTTAGTATCTATTTTTTTACCGGACTTAAAGTTAATAACTCCTTCAAGTGTAACTCTGCTATCATCTTCATCAACTGAGCCTGTCTTTGTTTCAAAACTATCTACATTCTCATAGATATTATTTAGATATTTTGTAGCGAGTCTATTAAATAATTCTTCATTTAAATCATCAAAATTTAGTTCTAGAGGCATTGATTGAACACTCTCGTTTTTAGTCTTATCTTTCTCATCATTCTCTGATGATTCTTCCTTTGTTTCTTTTTCTACATCTTCTGTGTTTTCACTGTCATCTTCAGGAGTCTCTTCTTCATTTTTCTTGTCTTCTTCATCTTCTTCAGAATCTTCTTCTTCATTTTCTTTTGTTACTGGAGCAACCTTTCCTACAATAATAAATCCATCTTCAGACTTACAGTGTGGACATGCTTCATCAACATTAACAAGGTCTTCATCATCACTATGAATAACATCTTCTTCAGATTTATAAATCAGTGTATGACAAACTGGACATTGCAGAATATAATTGCCAATATAACTATTCTTTAGTTCATCTACAGTTTCTGCTTCAACATCAACCACCATCTCAATTTCTTCCTCATTGTTCTCTTTGTTGATATTATCAAGTTCCTGCTCAACTTGTTTTTTATCTGCAACATTAATTTTATGCTCTTCTGTAATAATATTTTCAACAGCAGACTCAGAGGTCTCTAAAATTCCTGCATCTTTTAATTGCTTTAATTCATTTTCAGACAATGTTTTTGAATTTCTGTCATATTTTTCTTTTAGTCTA